AAAAAAAAACATTATAATAACAATACATAAGTTGAAAAACTCATAAATCAACTTATAAAAAACAAAATAAAAAGGACACACAATGACAAACTTAAATAGAATAATTTTGGAAAATGATTTTAATATTAACTTCCATAGTAAATATAAAGAAAACAGAGCAAAAATAGAAGAAATACAAGAACATATAATATCAAACAAAGATGATTTTGAAACTATTAGTTATTTGTATTTTAATTTTAAAAATGGTGTTTATAAAAAAATAATAAATGATAAATATATAGAATATTCATTTGAAAAGATTTTAAAAGATATGTTAGAGGAACATATTAAAGAACATTATTATAATGTTTTAAAAACATTTAAAGAAGAAGAACAAAACTCTATTTTTTTATATAATTATTTTTTAGATTATGATTATGAATTAATATTTGACAGCAGTAAGAATAGATATTATTTTAAAAATATATCTGAAGATTTTCAACTATCAGAAATATTCTTTAAAGAAATATTAAAATTAGTAAGAAATATATAAATTTCTTTAAAATTAAGATAAAAATAAAAAAAATCTATTATAATATATATACAAACAAACAAAAAAGGACAAAAAAATGAAAAACTTATTAACAAAAGAAAACTTAGAAAATTACATAAATAGTTTAATAAAAATAGAAAATATTGAGTTAAGTGAAGGAGAAAATCACTTAATTCAATATACTTATAGTAATTTAAATGACTTTGGTAATATTTATTTAATAAAAAGAAATTTTGAAAGAAATAAATATAAAGATATATTAAAAAATGATACTTTAAAAGAAAATTTAAAAAAATATATAGATATTGCTTATGAGATACAATTAGTTAAAGAATATAAAGAATTTTTTAACTTTGAAAAGAAAACAGATGTAAAAATAAAAGATAAATTAACAAATGAAGAATATTATATAAGATATAATCCAGTTCATGATTATTTTTGGGAATCTAAAGCATTAGGAGTTGCTTTTGGAAATACTGGTAAAAAAGATATAGAAAAAGAAGAATATAATGTATTTATTAAAACATTATTATCAATGTTAAACAACAAAAAAAGTTATTTTTATGATATATTATAAAAAAAGAATATATCATAGGATAAAAAATGAAAGAAGAAAAAGAATATTTGACAACTGAAGAAATAGAAAAAAAGTTCAAATATAATATTATTGAACAGTATGAGAATATGGTTTATAAATTTGCTATTTCTTTTTCTAAAAAATCAAAACAGAACATACACGATTTATTGCAAGAAGCTTGGATAAGTGTAATAATAGCACATTCAAAATATGATGAAACAAAAGGAATGAAGATAACTTCTTTTGTATATTCTTCAATATATAATTCTTTATATAAATTTACAATTGAAAACCATGATATAGTTCATATTCCTTGGGTTACTAAATTTTGGGAAAAATATGGATATAATAAACTTAAAGTTGATAAATATGAGAAAGAATTAAAGAAAGATTTGAAAAATAAAAAGATAACAGAAAAAGAATATGAAGAATTATTAAATAAATGCAAAGAAGAGAATAAGATTAAAAAAAATTTTGAATTATTTGAGAGTGAGATAGAAGATAAAGATAAAGGTATAACTCTTGATACTTATATATTAGATAACACAGAAGAAAGAAAAAAAACTCCTATTTTAGATGTTATATTTGAATGTTATGAGGCAAAAAAAATAACAGAAAAAGAATTAAAATATATTGAAGATTTTTTATCTGGTAAAACAAAAAAAATAAATAATAATATTAAAAATATAATATTAAAAATAAAAAAATATCTAAAAGATAACAATTTAGAAAATTTATTTTAAAATTAACTTAAAAAATTTTTTTTTTAGTTATAATGTATATAAGAAAGTTGAAAAACTTTTAAAAAAATTAAAACAAAAAGGACAAACAATGAATATGTATATTAAAGAAATGGAAGAAGTTCTAGACTTGGAGGCTCAAAAAATGACAAACTTAGAATATTTTTTAAATGAAAAAACAGCAGTTCATAAAAATAGAAAATTTGAAAGACAAAATGAGATTGAAGACTTTATTAAAAAAGTTGGATATATTGAAGGATATAAAGATAATACAGGTAATGATTATTTTTTAACAGAACAAGAACAGAACAAAATTCTAACAGATATTAAAAAAACTATATTTTATGATACAAAAGCGAGAATGTTTATAAGAGTTGATGTTGAAGATAATAAAAATGAAATAAAATATTATTCAAAATTAGATTTATTAAAATTAATAAAACAAGTTTATTATCCAAATTCTTTTGTTAATATTATGCTACCAAATAAGAGAAAAAAAGAGGATTATTTTGTATGTAATATAGAAAAGGCACTAATACACATAATGGATGAAAATACAATAGAAAATATTAGTTTTAAGTTCAACTTTTTTGGAAGAAATGAAGCAATAAAAGAAAAATCAAATCTTATTATATATAATAATGATATATTATTTTTTGAGCTAGAAGATTTAACAGAGAAGAATTTAGAAGATGCACCAGAAGTATTAAAAGAATATCTTGATTTCAATCCAGTATTTGATACATTTAATAAATTAATTGTTGCAAGTATGTTCACTAGCAATAGAAAAACAAGCTTTTTTGATTTACATTTTCCAGCAAATTTTGGTAAATCTTTTATGTTATCGATATATAAAGAGCTTGGAGTTGCAGGAGAAGTTGAATTTGAAAATCTTTTAGTAGAAAGAAGTGCAACAAGCCCAGAAATGATAGTAGGAAAAATGTTTATATATGAAGATGAATTTAAAATTTTTAAATCTGGTATGAAAAAAATAACAAATGAAGTTTCTATATCTGCAAAAAATAGATTAAAAATGGAAGTTCCAGTATTTTCAAAAGTTATGCTACATGCTGAAACAGTAAATTCTTTTAAAGGTTTTGTGGATAAACAAATACAAGAAAGAATAACATCTTATAGTTTAGAAGATACAGGAAGATTAAATGATTTAGAAATGTTTAAAAAAATAGGTTCTATGTCTTATAAAAGAATTTTAAAACATTATGCACTTGTTAGTATAAAAAGAGAAATAGATATGTATAAAAAATTAGGAGAAGAAAAATCAGAATTAAAAGCAATAGAATTTCTTAATAGTGAATTCAAAAAAAATAATCTTGGTATTGATAATGATTTAATGACAAATTTAAAATTATTTTTTAAAGATAGATTACAAACAATAGCAATAGATATATTAGCAGATGATTATTATACAAAATATTCAGATTTTATATATGTAAAAGAAATGCATAATGAAGATTTAGAAATGTTTATAGTAAGACCAAAAGAATTATTTTTAAAATTAATAAAAGAAAGTGAAGATAATAATTTTAAAAAGACAAGTATATATAAAGCAGATAAATTTGAAGAACTATTAGGTGGAAAACTTAAAATGCATAAACACCCATATTATAAAACAACTAAAAGATGTATAAGATTAAAATTAAAAGAAGATTTAGACTTAATTGTTTAAGTCTTTTTCTTTTCTATCTTTACAACTGTATTATTTTGTTCTTCTTTTTTATGTATAATTTTATCAAAAAAGAATTGTCCAAGAGAAACTATCATTAATCCAACTAATGTTCTATTTATCCATTTATTTCGTTCTTCTAAGTTAGTTGTTCTTTTCTCTACATTTATAAATTGTTCATTTAAAACAGCATTTTTTTGTTCAATAACAGTTAATTTTTCTAATACATTTGTTATCTTTTCTAATGTTTTTTCTAATGTATTAATTGACATTTTTTGTTCATGTAGATTAATATCAATTTCTATAACTTTATTTACTAATGCTTCATTATCCATTTATTTTTACCTCTGATAGTTTTAATTCATTCTTTAATATAAAAATAGCATCTTGTAAATATATTTCACTTAATTCAAAAGAATATTTTTTTGCTATATCTTTTGTTATACCAAAGTTTTCTTTATTTAAAAATTTTTTTAATATATCTTTGTTATTTTCCATTATTTTTCTTTATTATAAATTTCAACTATATATTTAGATTGATTATTATTTTTAATTGAATAATTATATTTATTTATATTATAATTTTTATAAGAACAACCATAAAAAGAAGATAAAATGAATATATTTATTATAAATTTATTAAAAATATCTATCTTTTTCATATATTATCTCCTTTTTGCTATTGAAGCACCAAAATAAGCTGAAACAATTGTTAAAAATGCTATTGTTATTTCTTTTGTTAAAACTCCACCTTTTAGTGTCTTATAAGTTTCTGATACTGTTTCAGTAGTAAAAACCCAAAACCAAGTATTTTTAATAGTTTCAGTTACTGGAACATTAATTAAATGATTTTCAGGCATAAAAACAACTGCTGCAATAGTAAAAACAATAACAAAAGAAATAACTCTTTTTGTAAATGATAAACCTGGAACACTTTTTTCCATATTTAATAACATTTTAGATTGTTCTTTTATAAAACCTAGTTCTGCCATTTTTCTATTATGCTTTTCTTGTGCTGCTTGTCTTTTATCTGCCATATAATCACTGACAAATTTAGTAACAGCACCAAAAGTACCACCTGATATCATTCCTATTAATTCTGAAGTTATACTCATAATATTTCCTTTTCTATTATATTAAATATTTTTTTATTTTTTATTATATTGTCTATATTAATAAAATGATTAAAACAATTATATTTATTAATTTTATTATTATTTTTAAAATAATTTATATCTTTTTTTAATATTTTATAATAAAAAAACCATTTTAGTATATCTTTATAATTATATTTAGTATTATTAACTTTTATAAAATATTCTAATATTTTTTTAGATTGTTCTTTTGTTATATCTATATAATAAATGTCTGTATCTTTTACTAAGTAAGATAAATATTCATTACTTACAAAATTACCATCATAATAACTTCTTAAAAAATAATTTTCCTCACAAAATTCAAGTTCATATTCAATATGATAATATTTAGTATTAAATAAAAAAGAAATTAATTTTTGATATAATTTATTTGGATTAGAATATAAATAAATTTTAAGCATATTTTATTGATTCCTTATATTTGCTATATTTTGTATGCATAAGTTCTTTTCAGTTAAAATATTGCTATATTTAACTAAATTATCATACATTTTATCTTCTAATATTAATTTTTCATCAGAATTAACTTGATTATTTAAAATTAATTTTTGATATCCTTCATTTATATCATTTAAAATTCTCATTTCTTTTTCTATATTTATAATTCTTAAATTATTTTCATCAATTAAATTTTGTTCTTTTATTGTCATTTTTTTTCCTTTTTTTAAGCTTCATAAGTTACTAATATTGAAAATGGTTTAGATAAAACATTCGCAGAATTTGAAGAAACATTTGTTATTATAAAATTAGTTCCATCATGTTTTATTGAAACTTGATAACCTGTATCACTTGTATGATTTTCAGGTATTCCTGAATCTGTTGCATCTTCTACTTTTAATTTAAAACTAATTATTTTTGAACCTGTTAAGTTATGTGCTACTGTTACTATGTCTCCTTCTGCTGCACCAGTTGTCCCTGTTATCTTTTTAAGTTTTATACTAGGAGATAAATCACCTAATGCTGTAAATTCTAAAATATTTATTAAACTAGGATTTATAGACATTCGTGTAGTTGTACCAGTTTGTAGTTGAATACTATCAGAAGAGTTTAAAGTTACAGTATTAGCAGTAGAAACTCTAAAAGTTCCTGTTGGTGTAAAACTTATATTTGGACCTATATAACTTCTTATTGTTCCATTTTCTGCAAAATTTATATTATTTCCAAAAGCATCTATTGTTAATTCACCAGAAGATTTGGAATATATTTTATCTGCATAAATATAAGTAAAATAACCTCTTCCCCAAGTCTTATCAGAAGCTCCTAAATTTCTTGACCAGTTTACATCTGGTATTATACTTTGGTCAACAGCAGAAAAATCAACGCTACCAGTAACATTTATTATTGTTCCTGTATCATCTTTATAATAAAGAATATTTGTATCAGTAGCATAATAAAAATCACCATTTTCTGTGTTTGTATCTTTATCAGCATCTAAACCTTGAATAATTCCTCCTATTACTTCTAATAATTGAGTTCCATCATCATAATAAAATTTTAATTTATCAGTAGTAAAATACATTCTATCACCAACAAAAACAGTTGGCAATTCAGCATAAGTTATAAATTGTATAGTTGAAATATCTAGTTTTTGCATATTACTATTGAAAATGCTTCTCCAATTTATTGAGCCTAATTCAATAGTCTTTAAACCATTATTTAATGTTGCCATTTTTTTCCTTTTTTAAATTTCTTTTCTTATGTATTTAATATATCATAAGGAAGACTTTTTTTATTATTAATGATATTATATAAATAAAAATATTCTATAACTTCATAACTTCCTAGTATGCCAGTATCTACTGATAAATCTTGCGAATAATTTTCATATATTATATAATCTGTATCACTTGCTAATACTTTATATTTAGCAGTTATATAAAAAATTTGATTTTCTTCTACTTTATTTTCATCTGCTGAATTAAATGTGATTGTATCAGGGTCTTGATAACTTGCTCCATTTTCTTTTCTGAAATATGTTGGATAAAAAGAAACATTACCAGTTGATTTATCCCATATAACTTGTTCAACTTTATAAGGTTTAATGTAAAAATCATCATAATTTTCAGTTTGAATATAAAATTTATTTGAACTATTAAAATCATTGTTTAAAGTTACATTAAATTCTAATTCTTTTCCATTTATATGGTTTTCAAAATTTATTGTTGAATATTCTGTATTTATAAACCAAACAATATCTTCAATATAATAAGAACTTACTTCTATATTATTTATATTTCTTATACATTCATTTATAGAAACAGTAAAATCATCAATAAATTTTAAAGATTTATAAACAATTATTTCACCATTTATAGAAACACTATATTGACCTTTTTGATAATCTTCATCAGTTGATTCATGTTCTACCATATAACTTTGTCTTTCTAATATTATTTTATCTTCTATATAATTATATCCTATTCCTCCATTCTCATAAGTATCTTGAAATAATAAATCTTGTTTTAATTTTGTATAATTTTCTATTTTTTGGTTTGATTGAACTCCATTACTTGTGATAGTGTCAAAAGTTACTTTCGAATTATCATCAGCATTGTCTAAAAATAAAATTTCTGGATTTTCAGAAGATAACATATCTCTATTTAATTTTACAACTTGACTTAATAATTTCATATTAAAATTAATATTATAGTCTTTTAAATCTGCTTTTGGTTGTTGAACATCTGTTAAATCAAAATCTCCTGCATTAAAAATATCTTCTACGCATTTAATTTCATAATAATTTTTTTCAAAATCATCAGCTCCTATTTCCATTATTCTAAGAACCATATTCTCAATTCCTAAAACTTTATTTGAAAATTTTATAACATCTAAAGGTTTAAAATGTAAATTATTTGGTATCTTCATTGTAACATTAAATAAAGGATAAGAATATTTTTTTAATTCTCTATTTAAAACAGTTTTTGCTAATTCTTGATTAGTTATTGCCATCATTGTCACTATTTGGTTATTTTCTTTATTTGATAATTTTTTTACTGTAAGATTTTCTTTATTTATACTAGTTTTTTTAAAATTATCATTTGAAGTATATTCTAATGTTAAATTTGTTGCTAATGTATTCCAGTCAGGTTTTTTCATTTTAACATCTTTTGTATTACTATCATCTAATAAAATAAGTTCATTTATATTATAGTCATATCTTATTATTCTTAAAGTATATTTACCAATAAGTGTATCAAAATATAAACTTCCGTCAATATGTCTTAATATTTCTTCTATCCATTTTTTCATAGTATCAGAAGAAGTTATAGAAAAAGATAAACCAAAACCTTCATTTTTTAATTTTATAGCAATATCAATAAAAGAATTTTTATCTATTAAACTTTCTTCTATCTTTCCTAATTCTGTAAGCATATGATATAAAACAACAGCAGGATTAGCTTCTCCATTAATATCATCTAATAATTCTCCATTTTTATACCAACCTAGAATATTTGTTCTTTTTACTTTTATTTTATAATTTGGAATACTATTAACATTATCACCCATAAAAGCATCTTCAAAAAATAAATAAGCTACTTTCTTATATTTTAATTTAAAACCTGTTTTTGCTGCCATATAAGCATTATAAAATTTATTGTCTCCAAAATATGAAATAATTTTTGATAATCCAGCATTACTAGGATATTGAGTTGATTTAATTCCAGTGTTCATTTTAGATATATTACTTTCTGTATTAAAAGTTGATATCTTATTATCTCCAATCCATAATTCTTGAAATTCGTCTATCTTACTTGCTACTGCTAATGCAAACGTAGCAAAAACAGCTTGTCCTACTGGTTGCTTTGGTTGTTTTTTTGAACCCATATCTTTCCTTTTATCTTTTATTTATATAATATATCATATTACATATATATTATTTCATTTCTTAAATTGTCAGCATAAAAACAATTTGCTCCACCAACTAATACAGTTCCATATACTTCTTGAACAACTCTTCCTTCATCTGCTGTTGGAAATTGAAACTTATCAAGATTTGGCAATTCTGCTTCTGGCATTTGAGGTTTTGGTGCAAATAAAACAACTGCAACTGTTACAATAGCATATAATAAAAATAACCACATTTTTTAACTCCTTTTTATATTTTTAAGAATGGATCTGATTTTGGAACAAATGGAAAGCCTCCAAAATTTTCTAAATTATTAAATTTATTTTTACATTCATTAATTGTTTTAGAACAACCAGGATAAATATAAATATCACCTGTAAAACTTGTATTTTTAATAGGATACAAAAATTTTATTATATCTGTATTATGTGAAATTATATAATTATTTTGGTTATCTATAATACAAAAACCATTTGAAAAATAATTTATATCTGGTGCTGTTATTAATAATTGTATTTCTAAATTTGAATTTATTTGATATTCTGTATTATTATATATTACCTTTCTATCTTCTTCTAATATTCCACAGTCTTTACTATATAAATCATAGCTACAACTTGGAGAAAAATTATTTTTTGGTATATTGTTAGATAATATAGAAATAATATTAGAAACTTTTATTTTCATATTATGTTTTTTTAAATTAAATTCAACATTAGAAACTTTACCAGTATATAAACTTTCTCCTTTATCATTATATAAATAAACAAAAATAGAATCATTTGGATTAATAAAAATAAATTCATCAAAAGGTTTCATACTAATAGGAACTTCAAAATCAAAATTATCTTTTTCTATACTATCTATTGAAATCTCTGACCTTTGAATAGCTCTTGGATAAAAAGTTATACCATCAACGACAGAATCAATATTATTAACAGTAAATTCTTTATTTGAACTTGTATAATAATATTCATTTTGTCCATCTTTAATTCTATATAATTCTATCATTAAAATACCTTTTTTTAAAAATTTTATATTTTGATGATATTATAAAACTAAATATATTCTTTTTTAATAATATTTAAATTTAAATCAGTTTTAACATATAAAAATGTATAATTCTCTAAATTTTTCATTAATGGAACAATAAATAAAATATAAGTATCATTTATTATATGTATATTTGTATCATAAGTATAACATAAAGCTAAATTTATTGTTGGAGTTGTTAAATTACCAGTACCTAAATTACTATCTTGAACATAAGCACTTTCTATTGGATCAGTTTCTGTATATGTTATATTGTCTAATTCAGTATCAATTAAAAAAGAAAATTTATTTGTTCCATCTAATTCTGATTTTTCAAATTCTATCTTTTTTAAATATGTATAATCATCATAATTTACTTGAGTCTTATGTTTTACACCTATTTTATATTTAACATTATTAATATTAAATATTCTGTTAGAAAAAATATCATAATTATTTGAAATAGTTTCAAAAGTTTTTGAATGTGTTGTTGGTAAATTTCTATTAAAAATTTCTGATATTTTTAAAGACATATAAGAACTTTGACTTGAATTTTTTAAATTATGCATTAAAATATACAAATCATTATTTTCAGTAAAAATTTTTATATTACCAGTCATATAACTATTATATAATAAACCATATCCTTCTGTTTCAGAATTATAAATTAATGTATCAAATAAAATTTCATAATTTGAATTTCTATAAACTCTTAAATAATATTGACTTGTATATAAACCAGTATAAAATTGAGCTGTAAAACTTTCTCCATTTCTTGTAAATGTTTGATTATTAAAAAATCTTGTTCTATTTTGCATAAATAAAAGTTTTATATCTTTTTCTTGAACTGAATATGTAGAATTATCTAAGTTAAAAGAATATTTTAACTTTTTATTAAAAAAAACTTTATATAAAACTGGAATACCATTTTCAATTATTAAACTTTCGTGTTCTTCTTGTTTATCTTTATATAATAAATATAAATCACTTAAATTACCATATTCATCAGTATATTTTTCTTTTTCTGTAAATAAATCTATATAATCTTGAATATTTGTATTAAAATAATAATTTTTTATTAAAACACCTTTTAAATCTAATTGTGAAATTAAAACTTTGTTATTTATTCTTATTAATAAATAAATATTTATATTATCTGTGTAAACATGAAAAGTTTGTATCTTTTCTCCATATACTTCTGAATAAGGCAAAAAATCATTAAATATAACTTCTGAAAATTCTATTCCTGAAATTTTATCATATGTTATTATTCTTACATTTATATTTAAATCTGTTCCAATAATAAAACTTTTTGGTGTTAATGTTAAAATATAATCATTAAATTCTATTGATTTAGATTTTATTGTATAACCTTCTTTAAAAGTGTACTTATATGTATCAGACAAAGAATATTCAGTAAATCTTCCAGTTAATATTCTATCACCAATAAAAATAGGTTTTTCATATGTTTCTAAATCTATTGTTTCAATAACCGGTGAAGGAAATATATCAATATTAGCAATAACACCTATTGTTGTTTTTGCTTTTATTCTTGCCTTATATAAATCTTCATTAATCATATTAAATTGAATACCTTTTTGGTCTAAATAACATAATTTAACAAGATTTAAAAAATAATTTTTATTTACATCATAGTTTAATGTTGATATATCATTTTCAAGTTCTAATATTGTAAAATTTGTATCATTATTATCTATTGAAATAATTTTTGAAATTCCAACTATATTATTTTCATCTTTTATCTTTATATAAATATCATTATTAGTATCTAATAATAAATTATTTTTTTTAACTTTTATTGTATTTGCATCAATTTCTAATGGTACTTCTGTTTCAAATAATTCAAGTAAAAATTCAACCCAAAAATAATCTTTTGAAACTTGCTTATATAAATTATATTTTTCTTCTTTATTTAATAAAAAATCAATATTAAAATTAAAAATATTTTTACTATCTACGTATTTTTCTATCTTGTTATAATTTTTTCCTAATAGATTGAAATCATTATTTATTGTTTCACTTATCTTTGTTATTGTTTCTATATTTAATAGTTCATAATCAGTGTATATATTCATTATAACTCACTTCCTTTTATATTAAACTCCCAAAATGTGTTAGAAGTCTTATTTATTGTTATTTGTTTATTTAATGTCATTATCTTACCAGTTATTAATAAATCTTTATCATTTATATTTATATCATTTTGTAAAGTTATTTGTTTATTTATACTATCTATTGCAATAATTGTTTCATATTTTAAATTTTTAGTATCTTTTCCAAAACATAAAACATCACCTGGCTTTGTCCAAGGTTCTACAAAATCACCATTTACAATATTTGTTGTTTCTGTTACTGTTGCTTTTGTAGTTGTACTAAACAAAGGAAAAACAATTAATTCAGTTATATTTTTTGAAAGAAATTTTTCTAATTCTTTTATTTCATTATAATTTTTTGCTACTATTGTTTCAGTTATTGTAAATTTTGGTACAATTTCTATTTTTCTTCTACTTGTATATTTTTCTTTTGACTCAAAAGTAGAAAATTCTAATGTGATATATTCTCTTATACTATCTTTCTTTGCTATATGTCTTATTATATCCATTTTCTTCCTTTATAATTTAAAAATTTTTTCTGAATATCTTGTTTTTATTATATTATTTTAACTATTTGAAATTTCTTTTATTAAACTTCTTCCACTTCTTGAATTTAATTGTCTTTCTAATGCTTCTTCCATATTATTAACAATAATAACTTCGACATTTCCATTTGTTGTTGTTTCACCTCTATTTAATTTATCTAATGCAGACATTCCTCTTCTTGATAATACACCTTCACCAGTTTGAAGTGTTGCATCAACTTCATTACTTAAAGAACCATTATTTGTAACTAAACCTCCATCATGATATTTTGGTTGATATGTTTGTGAAGATATCTGTGCTACTTGTGCTAAACCAGAAGCTAATTGAACACCTGCCATTATTGGTCCTAATACTGGACCTCCTTCTGCTAATGCTTTAGAAGCTCCAAGATAAGCATTAATTGTAGCAGAAGCAATAGCAAAAGCTTTCTGTGCTTCAAAACTTCCTTTTGATTGTTTACCCATTACAGTATCAAAAGATTGAAAAATAGAAGCAATACCTTCTAAACCAGTTGCAATATTTGATAATTCTTGTTTCTTACTATCTTCTACTTGTTTTCTTATTGCTAATATTTTATCTGCTTTTGCTCGTTCTAATTCTATTTCTGTTTGTGCAAATTGTTCTTTTGTTAAAATTTCTAAATTTAATTTTTCTTCTAATATAGAAATTTTTTCATCATAAAATGTGTTTATTTCTTCTAATTTTTTCTGGTTTTGTTCTTCTTGTGTCATTCCTTGTGTTAAATCAATAGGACTTTCTCCTAATGCTGAAATTCTACTATCTATTGAACTTAATGTTTGTTGCTCTTTTAATTGTTTTTCTTTTTCTAATTTATCTTTTAATAAATTATATTCAACTTCATATTTATCATTTATTGCTTGTATTAATTTAGGATTTTTAACACTTTCTAATTCTTTTTGTTTTGCTTCTTCTAATAATAAAAATTCTTTTTCTTTACCTGCTTTTAAAATTTCAATTTCTCTATTAATTTCTTCTATTTTTTTATTTAATTTTTCTTTATTATTTTTTTCAATTACTTTTAATTGTTTTTCAAATTCTTTTGATTGTCTTTTTAATACTTCATCTTGTAATTTAAGACCTTTTTGTTTTAAAGTATCATAATATTTAACAGTAGCATTATTTAATTCTTCTAGACTTTTTGTATCACTTATAGTTTCTTGATATTGACTTGTTAAAGCATTAACTGTTTTAACAGAATCAGCAAGTTCTTTATTACTTTGTTCTATTTCTTTATTTTTTTCAATTATTTTTTCACCAGCTTTAACATCTGTATCTTCTAATAAAAATTTATTTACTTTTGCAGGTTGTAAATTATTTTGTTTTAAATATTCTTCTTCTCTTTTTTTAGTTATCTTATTAAATTCTTCTATATAAGTTTTAGCAAATATTTTTAAATCTTTTAATATTCTATTTGATATTCTTTCTTTAAATATTCTTGCAGTTTGTGAAAATGTATCTTCTAAACTTTTATTAACACTTCCAAATTGTTCTTTCATTGCTTCTGCTGTATCTTCTGCTGTTTTTAATAATTTTGTTTTTAATTTACCTTCTGCTGTTGTATATTGTACTAATATTCCATCAGTTGTTTTAGTTACTGCTTTAAAATAATCATCTAGTGTAGCTTCTTCTCCATTTAAAACTGCTCTAAATTGTTCTGTAACTGTTACTATATTTTGATTTGTTGCAATTGCTGTTCCAGTTATAGTATTTAATAAATCTTTTGAGAATTTAATATTTTGACTTCTTAATAAATTATAACTTTCTGCTATATCTTGTGGATCAAAGTATGTTATTCCTTTAAAATTTTTAATTATTTCAAAATCTCTTTTTACTTTTTCAGAATTTTTAGAAGTAGCTTTCATTATAGCATTTAATCTACTCCATTCTTCATTTGTTCTATATAAGTCTGTTGCTAATGCTCCTAATGAAATACCTGCTACTATTTTTGATAATGAACTAAAAGAAACAGATAAATCTGAAACTTTTTTTGTTGATTTTATTGCTGATTCACCTATGTTATTTACACTTTTAGAAGCTTTATTCCCTTTTTTACTTGTTTCTTCAAGTTTTTCATTCATTTGTTTTATTTCTAAATTGCCATTTCCTGAAACATTTATTTTTAATGTTATTGTTTCATTATTTCTTGCCATAAAATTTTCCTTTTTTCTTTTTGATAATCATTATCATTTAAAAATTTTTTCTCTATATAATGATTTTATTTATTATTTTAATTATATTACACATTAAATTTTATTTTTAATTTCTTCTCTTTTATTATTAGCCCAAATATTAGATAATTGTAGAAATAGTGGTAAAGTAGTCTTTAAGTCATAACCATGGAGTTTTAGTAGTGTTTTTGTAGCAATAAAGTTCTTATTTAAAATAATCCCATCTGAATAATCCCAAGGAATTAATAAAAATATTTCTGATAATTCTTTTAATTCATAATCATCTTCTAAAAATTCTATATAATTTTCATCTTCTATATCTAATTTTAAATATTCTTCTTTATTTTCTATTATGTATTTATTAAGTGAACCGTCATCTTTTGAATTCTGCTCAGTCCACTTAAAAAGTCTTTTTATTTTTTTTTTAGATAAAGTTCTTCATTAACAGAACCTATAATCTCTGTTATTTGTTCTATATCTAAATTATCAATTAATAAATTAAAAATTTTTTCTTTATCTTTATTTAATCTTAACATTGATTTAAACATATCAATTATTAATTTATCTTGTCCGACATTTGAAGCAGTAGGAGTTGTAAAAATTACTTCTATTTCTTCATTATCAATTTCTAATAATATTGTAGTCTTTCTTTTAGTTTCTTTTGTTTTAAAACTTAATTTTTTCATTTTGTGATATCCTTTTTTAATTTAAAAATTATTTTTATATAGTATATCACAAAATTATTATTTTATGCTTCTGCAATTATTATTTTTATATTGTCATCACCTAAATCATTTTGACATCTAAAATTTCTTACTACTGTTTGTCTTCCAGCATCGTCTCCATCAGTATTTGTTAATAATTTTGCTTGACTTATAACAATTGTTATTTCATGTGTTTCATCAGAATTTGTAGCACCTATAACTATTTCTTTAAGTGTTCCTGCTTCAAAATCTTGCCAATTTGAAATATCATTTTTTAACTTTAATGCTGTAACTTCTAATTGATAATCATAATCTGTCATATCAAATTGTCCTAAACCTATTGCATATGTATCTTGTAATTCTGTATTTTGATTTAATGTAAAAGATTGTAAATTAACAATATTTCCAGCTTCTGTATATCCTTGTATTTTACATAGAATAAATAATTCTCCACTATCTAAAACAGCATCAGGTTCAGTTGGTGCTGATATTGTTGGAACTAAATCAGTATATGCTGAATTATTAAAAGTTATTGCTAATGGTTTTCCTACTTCACCAGATATTGTTAAAGAGTTTTTTGCACCTGTTATTGTTCTTTTAACATCTTCTTTATAAAAATTCATTATTGAATTATCATTTGCATTTGAGTCTGGTGTATATTCAACTCCTATACCTATACCTAATTGTGCTGATTTCATACCAGATTGTTTTAATAATGTATCTAATATAGAATAATATTCATCTGTTCCACCATTATCATAAGTAATTAATTTACTTGTTAAATATGTTTCAATATTAAAATTAACAGTTGTATGACATTTATCATTATAATTTCTTTTACTTCCCATTTTTGAAGTAATTAAATTTATATCTTCACCAACTGCTTCTGGATTTATATCTATAACATTTGTAACTGGTATTGAATCATAATTTGCATTATCATAACTTCTTTGAATTGATAAAAGTTGTTTTTTTGACTTACCTATTGCCATTTTATTTCCTTTTGTTTTGTTTAATTATTTCTTATAATGATATTATAAAAAAATTTTTAAATTGTATATACTGTATCACAACTAACAATGACACCAAATTCATTGTCTGTATCAGATATTTCAAACTCTATATTAGTTATATTTATTTCACAAACATAATTTTTGATATAATTTATAAATTTTTCCAAAAAGTCTTGTTCTAACTTTTCATATCCATTATATTTTTTGTCTATATCAAAATACATTATATCAAAAGATAATGTTCCTGTTAATAAATCATCACTAGAAAAATTTATATTTTCTATTAATATTAATGGTAAATCAGCAAAATTCTTTCTATTTTCTAATGTTTGTGTTAAACCAACTGAAGTCTTTATCTTATTAAATTCTGGATTTTTATCTTTAAAATCTTGTAATAAATCTTTTAAATATTGTGTTATCATTTTAATAATCCTTTAAGTATTCTTTTTTTTATAACTTCAAATTGCTTTGTCTTATTCATTGGAATAAATTTTCTTGAATCTATTCCTCTACTTGTTCCATATTGATTAAAAATTCCATATAATAATAAAGAAATATTATTTTTTTTATATTTAATAGATTTATATAAATCTCCTGTATCATACAAAATCTTATTTTTTCTTTTTGTCTTTCTTTTCTTAAATTTTTTATAATTAGCATCTTTTCCAGACTTAATATTTTTTTTAGCTTGTATTGCTATATATTTAGCCATAATATTTGAAATTTTTTTATTATCTAGTCTTTTATCTAATTTTCTTAATATTCTAGATTTTTTCATATTATTAACCTGAATATGAAGTAGTTATTGAACCATTAAATTTATCTGGTGTTCCATTATCTAACATTGATTTTATAAATTTTTTTAAAAAATCTTTTGAATCTTCACATAAACTTGTTATAAATCTTTCGTCTTCTTCTATATTATAACTTGTTTCATTATAATATTTACATACTATTGTTTTTAATGTAAGCTCTTTAAACAAAGGACTGTTTTGTACCTCTTCAGTTGTTCCATCTATTCCTGCCATTTGTAATTCATTTAATAAAATTTGTGCTACTGATAATATATATTCATCAAATACTGTATTATCTCTTTCATATCCTGCATATTCTGATATAACTGGCATATATTCAATTATGTCTTGTCCTGTTAATATTAACATTATTTATCCTTTGTTTGTTTTTTTTCTTTTTGATAATCATTATCATTTGAAAATTTTTTCTGAATATCTTGTTCTTCTTTAATTTTATTATTATTTTTTTTCTTTGTGGATTTTTTTTCTTTGTAGATTTTATAATGTGGATTTTTTTCTAATTGTGTAGGAACAAATAAATCTAATATATAGAAGACTAAATTTGTTTTTGTATTTATTATTTTTGTTTTTTTCATAATTTCCCTTTTATGTTTTTTATATTATATCATAAAAGAGAAATTTTTTAATATTTAATTAACAATAAACACTATGCAGCATCTATTGTTAATGTTCCACCTTTTTTAGAATTGAAAACTGCTGAACCATATACATAAAGACCAAAAATTGCTTTACCAAATAATCCTTCAACTTTTCCATATTCTAATTCTTCTAATGCTCCAACAAATCTTATAGCATCTTTTGAACCAAATAAGATTTCATAAACTCCACCATTAGCAACTAAATTACTAGAAGAAATAACTTCAAAATTTCCCCATCTTGCAACTTCTCTTGTTCCACCTGTTTCAGAATTAGTTACTGGTGTTACATTTAAATAATTTGCTTGTCTTAAAATAGATTTTATAGCATTTGGTACATATAAAAATCTGTCTGTATCAACATTTTCATCATCAAGTAAAACCTCAAGTTTTTCAATTATAGAAACTGCATTTGTTGCGTCCATTGGTCCTTGACCTGATAAATCTAAGTTATTTGTTAAATCTGCTTTATGTGCATATATTTTAGATTCTATTAATTGACCAACTTCAAACATTGCTGTTTTAGCAAATTTGTCAATTGCCATAGGATCACCTTGTAGTTCATCAACTCTATCTGTTCTTATTCTAAAAGTTTTTGCTTGGTCTATTAGTAAAGTAACTTCAGACGGTGCAAGTTTTTGTGCTGGTACTGGTGTAACTCCATCATAGTCTTGAACTGTTACAGCTGACTCATAAGTATATACCTTAACCATATTACCAAATTTTGCTTCACCTTCAAAATCTGCTCTAACAACATCTATAAGAGGTTGATTTGCATATAATTTTTCTTCAAGTTTATCTGACCAAAAAGTTTTTTTGAATGCCATTTTATTTCCTTTGTTTTGTTTTAATTTTTTATATTATATTATAAAAATATAATTATATTGTTAAAAAATAACTTATATAATTATATTATAATTTTTTTTTATGAGTTTAAATCAACATTTCCTGCATTCATTTGTTTTATTCTTTCATTCTTTGGTAATGCTTCCCATTCTGCATATGTTAATTTTCCTGAACTGTTTCCATTTGGTTTTGTCCCTATGCTTTTTCTATTTTGCACAAATAAATTAGGTTTTTCTTCATTTAATACATTTATAGCTTCTTCAAATGTTTTGCCTTCATTTACTAGTTTTTCTGCTAAATATTTAACATATTCTTTATCTTCTGCACCTGAACTTTCTAATATCTTTTCTTCTATCTTTCTTTCTTTATCTTTTAACTTCTCTAAAATCTCATTTTGTTTTTCTAATAATGTTTTTTCTGTTTCTTCTTTCTTTTGTCTTTCTTCTTCTAATTTTTTCTCAAGTTCTTCTATTCTTTTGTTTAGTATTTCTTGCTCTTTCGATATAGATTTTTCCTGTTCTTTTTTTTTATCTTCTACTTCTTCTTTATTTTCTTTTTGAGAATCATTATCATTTGAAAATTTTTTCTCTGCATCATTTTCTTCATTTTCTTTCTTATCTTCTTCATTATTATTAGTATTGTTATCATTGTTTTCCTCTTCTTTCTTTTTGTTTAATTCTTCCAGTTGTTGTTTTATTTTTTCTTCTTCTGTAAGCATTTTTAATTCCTTTTTTTTTGTTTTTTGTTCTTTTATAGTATATCATAAAAAAAATTATTTTATAACTTCTATAATTATTTCTGTACTTCCGTTTTCCTCTTCTGTATATCTTTTAGAACTTGATAATTCACATATTTGACTATCATCATTATATACAATTTCATTCATTCCATCTAAAATAGCTTTTTCTAAATTATCTAAATCTGGTTTTATTAAATGCAAATAATTATTTTCTTTTATTTCTAATCTCTTTTTTTTACTATATGATTTTGGAAAAGGAAATTTAAAAATTATTTTTATATTTAATGCAGTTGTTTTTTCTGCTTTTTGATAATCATTATCATTTAAAAATTTTTTCTGAATGTCATGTTTTATTTTATTTTTATAATCATTATATTTTTTACTATAAAATGTCCCCCACTTCGTTACTCTTGGTCTTGAAGCAGGAACTGGTGTATAATTTAAAAATAATTTCATTATACTTCTTCTGTATATTCAATAGATGCCCAAGCTCTTTTATCTGTTCCATCTGTTTTCATTAAAACTACTATATAATCACCAGCAGTTAATGTAAAATCAGAACTTCCATCAAAAACAGGAGTTGCTATTTCATTTTTTATATCTATTTCACTTCTTCCATTTAATATTGTATGACAATATTGTGTTTCTGTATATGATATATCTGTACCTTGTGAATATTGCATATTATCAAAACTTCCTTTATTTGTCCAAGTTGTTCCAGAAAAAGCTGATTCATCTCTTGTTACTTGTACTTCATATCTATTTTCATCTTTTGCACTTAATATTATTCTTCTTAATATTGCATCTCTTGTATTTATTCTTCCATTAAATGTTCTATTTACCTTTAAAGCAACTACTGGATATAATTTATCATTTGATATTTTTGTTCCATTTATATTATCATTTCCTACTTGCGAATATTTAAAAAATACTTTACTTCCACCTTCACTTGAAACATCAAAACAACCAAGCCAAAAACTTACTGCTTCTGTTATATTAGTTGCTTTCATTCCAACTGGTAAAGCAGGGTTAGAAATTGATAATTTTTCTGTTAATGTATTTAAAAAAGTTATTTTATGAACTAATTCTATTTTCCCACTTTCTGGATTTCCAATAAAAAAATTATAATCTCCTACTCCTCTCCATTGAAATTGTATATCATAAATATTCCCTTTTGATAAATCTATTGAAAAAGGTATTGTTATTTTTTCTTCATAATCAGAACCTTCACTTCTTATAACTGCATATAATCCATCTGCTTTTAATCTATAAAAAACTCCATTTTCTTCATTAAATAATCCAAAATCTCTAATCCCATCTGCTGTTGGATTTGGGAAACCTACTGCTGTTGAAAATAAATGTCCTCTATTTGGCTGATATCTTGGACTTCTTCTTGAATATAAGCTTCCTTCATCATTTGCATTTTCTCCTGATTCTACTATTAATCTTCCTAAGTTTATAGTAGAAGAATAAACTTTTGTTGAAGTATCATTATCTAATAATTCAGTTCCATTTTCTTTTATTATCCATAAAGAATTTGGAACATTATATGTAAAAACTCCATGCAATAATGATAAATCTTGATAAATCTTTGGTCTTCCCCAAGCATCAAATGCTGTATCATTCTTATCATACATATTAAATGGTTTATAACTCATTTTTTTTCCTTTTAAAAATTTTTTCTTAATATCTTGTTATTTAATTTTATTATATAATAAACCAATTATTATTATCACATAAAAGTGTTATGCTTTCATTTTTAACATTTAAAATTATTTCTGTATCATTTTCTATTAATTCATTACCAGGAGTTATAATTCTTAAAATATTTTTTTCATTAATTTTTTTTATATTTATTATTAAATTATCTTTTAAATTTGGTAAAGTTAAATTTATATTATTATTTATTGTATCAGCTAAAATACTTCTTTTTTCTTCTGTTAATATTGTATCAGAGTTTATTGTTAAAACTTGAAAATTATTTTCGTATGCAATTTTAATTTCTTCATCTGTTTGGTCTGCTGTTGCTAATGGTTCTATTCCTGCTAGTTTTGCTTTTTCTGCATCTAAAAAAACATTTGTATTTGCATTACTCTCATATAATGATTTAATCTCTGGTGCTGTTAAATCTGCTGTTGCATTTTCTTCTATTCCATCTAATTTTGCTTTTTCTATATCTGTATAAGCATTTGTATTAGGATTATTTTCATATTTTGTTTTTATTTCTAAATCTGTATATGTTGTATCTGTAAAAACTGCATTTGAAGGAACATCACTCTCTACTGTATGTCCATTAACTCTTGCAGCTTCACTTGATTCCCACGCTAATTCTGCTATATCTACTGTTCCATTCTTATCAGTATCATAATCAGATTTTAACATATATGTATCACCAATATCACCAGAAGCAATATCATCAATTTTTATTGAATTATCTATAGTTGCTTCTTTTATTAATCTTAATATTGCTTTTCTATCTGTTGTTTGACTTAATTTTTTTACTAATTCTTCAGTTGTCATTTTAAAAATCCTTTTTTTTCTTTTTGATAATCATTATCATTTAAAAATTTTTTCCGTATGTAATGAAATTTGAAAATTTTTTCAAGATGTAATGATTTCTTGTTTTGTTTTGTTTTGTTTGTTCTCTTCTATCTTTTGGATTGCTTCTTCTTCTGTTAGATTTGGAAACATTGTCATCATTAAATCAACTTCTGTTAATATATTCTTTTCTATATAAAAATCCCACATTTTTTGTTCATCTTCTGTTAATTTTGTCATTTGATTTGCAGAAGTATAATTTAAAGAAATTTTTAATTCTTCTGGTATAGTTATTCCTTTATGATATCCTAATACTTTAAGACCTTTTAAAAGAATTTTTTCTTCTGTCTTTCTAAATTTTATACTTCTATTCTTTAAATAATCATCTAAAGCTTTTTGTGATATTATTAAAGATATTCCTGAGCTTGTAGAAGCAGCAGAAATTAATGAATCAGGTATTCCATTCATTCTTGAAAAAATTTTTATTTGGTCTTCAACTACTGAAACTAATTTTTTTAAATCTGTAGATGGAGAAATAAATTTTATATCATCTTCTGTTTCTACTTTATTTACAGCTTTTGCACCAAAATTCATATTTTCTAACTTTCCTCCACCTTTAACAACTATCATATCCATTGATTGATATTTAAAATTATTTCCTAATTGTGTATTTTGATTAGAAATATAATTTTGAATGTCTAATAAATTAGAAGAAGGAGGACAAAACCAAGAATTTGGAATTATTTTATTTCTAAAAATTTCAAAAGGAATAAATCCATAAATATTTTTTTCACTTTTTGAATTTGAACCATTTACATTATAATTATATTCTTCTTTACTCCAAACCTCTTCTTGTTGTACTTCATCATTATAAAAACTTAGATATAATTCTTCCATTTTTGTATAATCATCAGCTCTTGGAGTATAATCTAACATATTTGCTGTATATATCACAAATTCTAATTCTTTATCTATATCATCAAAATGTGCTTTTACTGCTGACATTCCACCTGCAAATGTATATTTGTCTATATCTTCTGAAATATTGTCATAAGCTGAACAAACTTCCTCAAATAATTCTAATATTTTATTATTATCTGTATTTATTGTTCTTAAAACTGGTTTTGAATATAATTGTGATATTGCAGTTGTTATAAATCTAACAAATGGCAAAACCATTATTTGAATTTGTGATATTGCTTTATCATCTATATTTCCAAATTTATCTACTATATGTTTACCTAAAACTTCATTTTTAAATATTGAATTTTTGTAATATTCATCATCTTCATATGTTTTTATTATATGTTCTGCTAATGTTTTATATTTATTATTTGACTTTACTGACATATTATTTTTCCTTTAAAATTTTTTTTCTATATTTATATTTTCTTATAAATAAATAAGGATATTTTACAATGTATCCTATTGTTCCACCTGCTGTTATCATTATAGCAGAAAACTTATCTATTTTATTTATTAAACAATTATAAAATATATCTATTGATTTTTTAATACTGTAAGAACCTGAAAATCCACACTCTATATCGTGCTTTTTGCAACAATCTCCAATATATACACCTCGATAATTTTCAAAAAATAAAGTACAAAAATCCTTTTTTTCTTCTTTCATTTTTTAATACCTTTTGTAATATTTTATTTTTAATTATATTACAAAAATAATTTTGATTTTGATTATAATAGATTTTTATTTTTTTTGTTCTTAATTTTGCTAAATTTTGAAATTTGAAAATTATTTCTGGATGTCATTAATTATTTAAATCCATTTATATAATGATATTTATTGTGGCAATTGTGGCATAATATTATACATTTGTCTGCTTCTTCTTCTAATTCTTTTAAAGAATAATTTTTATTTGCTGATAATTCAAATTTTTTTTCTTCTGGTTTTACATGATGAAATGTAAAATAATAAATATTCTCTCCATCATATTCTAATCCACAGTCTTCACATTTGTTTCCTCTTCTTTTTAATAAATGTTTTTTTGTTTCTTGTCTTTTTTGTTTAATTTTTTTTGCTATACATTTTTTACAATGTCTATTGTTTTTATTGAAATGTTTAATATCTTTTACAATATTACAAGTCATACAACATTTAAAATTAATTTTCATTTTTTTTGTTTCCTTTTCTTTTCATTATTTATTATAATGTTTTTTTATTTTTTTTGTTCTTATTTTAAAGAAATTTTTAAATTCAAAAATTATTTCTGAATGTCTTGTTTAATTATAACATTTTAAAAAAAATTTTTTAAAATTATGGATTAGTATCTTTCAACTAATTCATAATTATTATTAAAAGTATAGAAAACATATATTATTTCCCAAAGTTGTTCGCTTAACTCTTCTTCTGTTAAATCTTCTAATAATTTATTAAAAGCTTTATTAAATCTTTCTTTGTTTTCTTCTTCTTTAACTATTGATAAAGAAAATTTTGAATCTTTATAAGGATTTTCAATTGTTATTGTTAATTCTTCTTCTTCTAATCCAAATATAAATTTATCTCTTGGAAGCATATCAGCTCTAAAATTTTCTATTTTATCGTTTATTGCGTTTATTTTATTTACTTTGTTTGTTAATTCTTTTATTAAGTTTTTCATTTTTTTGTCCTTTTTTTTTGTTTTTTCTTTAAGTCTTTCAACTTATATACTTATATTATAATAGAAAAAAAATTTTTTTATTCTTAATTTTGCTAAATTTTTAAAAAATTTGTAAATTTGTAAATTTTTTCTGAATATACGGTAAAAATTTTTAAATGATAATGATTATCAAAATATATTTATAAACTTTCATAAGTAAATGATGAAGTTGTAAATATTCCATATCTCATTGCATCAACTGCATGGTCATTCTCTTTTATAGGTGTATCTATCTTCTTTTCATCCCAGCTATATCCTCCTAATTCATCTTTTAAGTTCTTACATTCCTCTGATATTGTTAATAATCCATTCTCTATAAATCTTTGGGTTAATAAAATTCCTTTTTTGACATCATTCTTTGCACTTCTTAATTCTGTCTTTTTCATTATATATTCTGATTGTTTGACTTCTTGTTTAAAATGTGCAGAAGCTGGATCTATTATTATCTGTATTACATTTATATCTTTTATAAACTCTTCTAACTCTTTTACATATTGTGATGGACTTAATTTATTCTTATAAAATTCTTTTATTATATAATATTCTGCATATCTTTCATTATCTTTTTCTTCATCTATATATATCTCTTTTGGTATATGTTTTCTTATATGTAAAAAACTTGTATAATTAGTAGTTCCAAAATCTATTGCAACATAATCTTCATATAAAAATTTTGGGATATTTGAAAATTTTTTCTGAATGTCTTGTTGTTTTACAAATTTAACTTTATCTATATTAAATATTAATCCTTCTCCAACTGCCCATTTTCCTAAAACCATTCTATCATAAAAATGACCACTGAAACTTGTTTTTAATTCATTCTTATATTCTTCTGTTAATGATAAGTTATCATCTAATTTATAATAATAATTTTTTATATATTTATTATCTTTTATCTCTTCTTGTTTATCTAACCATTTCTTTAACCAATGTGAAGGACTCTCTGGATTTAATGTCCATATAGCAAAACTATTTGACATACTTAGTCTTGTTAATGTCATATCAAAAAATGGTTTTGAATATGTTGCTACTTCATCAGCTAACCAACCAAGTAGTGTAATACCTTGAATTTTTTTCTCATCTCCATTCTTTCCTGCACCTTTAACATATAGTTTTATATGTCTAAACTCTTTTAAAGGTATGCTGAAATATTCTCCTTTTGTGCTATTATGTCCTTCAAATTCTACATTTAATAATTCTTCAAGTTCTGGTAATATATTCTTTTTTGCACTATCTGCACTAAATCCTGATATTAATACATTTCCTTTTTTATTCTTTAATTTATTTAAAAAAATTATATTTGCAGTAAATGATTTAGAACTTCTAACTGCTCCTTGTAAGCATTGTATCTTATATTTATCTTGTTCTTCCCATACTTGTTGTGATATTTCAGATAATGGATAAAGTTCTTGAGTATTCATAAATTTTTTTCCTTTTAAAAACCTTTTCTTTTCTTATATATATTATAACACTTTAAAAAAAAATGTCTTCTTATTTTAATGACATCTGGAAAAAATTTTTAAATTCAAAAATTATTTCTTTATATAATGTTAAAAAAAATTATTTTTTCTTTTTGTTTAAATCTTTTGTATAAAAATTAAATATAGTGTTATTTGTATCTTTATCTTCTTCTCCATCTTCTACTAATTTAGATAGCTTTATTAGCGTTTCTATGGCTCTTAGCTTGTCTGTAAATGGTATAGAAGATTTATACTTAATGTCTTTATGTTCTAATGTCTTAGTATCTTTTATTACATCATATTTCTCATAATATTCATTTAATATAATCTCTCTTAGCTTTGATATTGTCTCTATTGTAGTGTCTCTATAAAGTTCTTTTATATCTCCTTTAAAGTCTTCTATATAGTTTTTAAACTCTGTATATTCAGAAATAATTTCGCTTCTCTCTTTTGCTTTCTTATCTGTCTTATATACTGATTTGCTTATAAATGTCTTATATGCTGAAACAATATCAAAACCATTTAAACAATATTCTTTTGCAATTTTTATTAAGTTTTTTTGTTCTAGTTCTTCAATTAATAAAATTTTTTTTGACATTTTTTATCCCTTTTTGATTTTTAAAATATTTTTTTCTTTTCTTATTTTTTAATAATATTATAAATTTATTTTTGATAATCATTATCATTTGAAAATTATTTCTGAATGCAATGTTTTTTTAATCGATATTGATAATCATTATCAAAATTTTTTGCACGAAAAAAGTTCCTAAAGTTTTCTAAAAAAGTTCATGTGAAATTTTGAAATTTGAAAATTTTTTCTGAATATACATTATAATAGATTTTTAAAAAATGTTCTCTTAATTTTGCTAAATTTTGAAATTTGAAAATTTTTTCTGGATGTCCTGTTTTTTTAATCGATATTGATAATCATTATCAAAATTTTTTGCACGAAAAAAGTTCCTAAAGTTTTCTAAAAAAGTTCATGTGAAATTTTGAAATTTGAAAATTTTTTCTGGATGTCCTGTTCGTTATTTTTTGTTAATATTTTTTTTTGTTAGCTTTTGTTAATTTTTAATTTTTCAAAACATTTTTATTTTTTTGGTTTTTTAATTTTTCACTTTTTGGAAATTTTTAAAATTTGAAAATTTTTTCTGAATGTAATGTTTTTTTTCGTTAATGTTAATTTTTGTTATTTTCCGTTAATTTTTCATTTCTGTTATTTTTTGTTATTTTCCGTTATAAAAAAAATCCGTGGAACTTTCAAAATTTGAAAATTATTGCTCTCGAGTGGTGTTTTTGCCTATTTTTTAATCAGTAGGTTACATGATTTTATTGCTGATGTAACCTTTTTGTAACCTTTTCGACATGCTTAGTTTTTCACTCTGGCGAGGGCTGTTCGAGTGTTTTGCTGGAGAATGGTTAAAATATAGATGTAACCTTTTTGTAACCTTTTTTGTAACCTCTATACTTCCCTATATTATGTACTTTCATAAGGTTTTTTAACATATAAATTTTCAATATATACTAAAATAACTAAAAAAAAAATAAATTATGTGTACTATATTTTATAAGAGTAAAACTAAAAAATTTAGACATTTTAACAAGCAAAACACTTGAAGAGCCCTACATCAGGAACTTTCAGAGGTTACAAAAAGGTTACAAAAAGGTTACATCTAAAAAATAACAACAGTCCAAAACAGTCCATAAAGCCCAGAATATAGGGAAGTATAGAGGTTACAAAAAAGGTTACATCTTGAAATAATTTATAAATTTGCAAATTCTTTTAAAATTAAGATGAAAATAAAAAAAATCTATTATAATAATAGTAGATAAGTTGAAAATCTAATAAATCAACTTATAAAAACAAAACAAAAAAGGATAAACAATGCATTATGAACAAATGGAAATAGAACAACAAACAAGAGACTTAGAACAAATAAAAGAAGAAATAGAACAAATATATAAATTAAGTAATTTCACAACAGTAAAAGAATTAGAACAAGAAGATTATGAGTTATTATTAAAAGATTATAGAAATATAAATCAAATTTTATTAATGGTTGAAGAAATTCAAATTATGTTAAAAACAAAAGTCAGATATTCTTCTAAAAAACAAGATATAAAGAAATAATTTTTAAATTTCTTTAAAATTAAGAAAACAAAAAATAAAAAACTATTATAATAATAGTAGATAAGTTGAAAAGTAAAACATTCAGCTTATCAAAAATTAAAACAAAAAGGACACAAAATGGAATTATACAAAGAAATACAAAAACAAAAAGAAATAAAGGCAAATCAGATTTTTACTGATAAACATTTAATAGATAACATAAAAAGAATAAAAGAAATCTTTTGTTATATGTTAGATAAAAATTTAAGTGAAACAGAAGTTTTAAAAAATAAATTCAAATTAATATTTAGTAAAGAAGAACTTAAACATCATTTAGAAACAAATATAGAAGGATTTGATATTTATTTTGAATATGATTTTAGACATAATTTCTTTAATATTAACTATAAATATGATAGTTTAAATATTTGTAATATACATTATGACTATGAAAAAAATAAAATTTTGAAATTTATCAAAAATTAAAACAAAAAATAAAAAAAAACATTATAATAATAGTAGATAAGTTGAAAAACTCATAAATCAACTTATAAAAACAAAACAAAAAAAGGATAAACAATGAGAACACCAATATTAGAAAAAGCACAGGAATTAAGTGAATTAATTTCAAGAAGTTCAGCAAACTTAGGAATTCTTCTAGAATTAGAAGAAAAACATAATAAAGAAATAAAAAAACAAGAAAAGAAAAAAGAAAAAAGAACAAAAGAGTTAAGAAAAAGAACTAAAAAGAATAAATTAAAAATAAATATATATATAGAAAATAAAAGAACAACTATAAATATATCTAAATCTTTACTTAGTTTATATTCTATTTCATTAAATAAAAAAATAAATTTTGAAGATAAAAAAGATTTAAAATTTATAAGAAAAGAAATAGCAGAAATAGCAGAAATAAATTCATATCAATTGCAAGATTGTGTAAATACTACTGAAACAATAGAAGAGATAATATTAGGTCTAATTATTGACAATATAATGAACATTAAAGGAATAAGCAGATGTATAACAAAATAAGAAATTATATAATAAATAAATATTATACATTACTTAAAAAAGTGATGTATAAAAAAAATTTTTATAATGATACAAAATTCGAAAATAGTTTTTATGCTAAATATTTAAAACATAAAGAAAATAATTTTTTTAATTATTTTGAACAACTTTAAAGGATAAACAATGAAAATTAGAATGTATATAGATTTACCTAGAAAAGGATATATAGAACCTGAGTTTTTAATGGCAACAACTACACCTTTTGCAGAATGTGATAAGGATTATGTAAGATATTCAATAAATGTAGAAATACCAGGAAAACATTTTGGACCTGTTGAATATGTAGATTTAGAAGATGTAATTGCAAAAGAAACAATAGAAGTTTTATCAAAGGACAAATAATGAAAACAGAAATAAAAACAGAAGATTTACAAGAACATATTTATAATAATTATTCAAAACTATTCAGGAAAATAGCTTATAAATATAGAAATAATAATTTAATGTATTCTTATGAAGATATTTATAATGAATGTTATTTAACAGCATATAAATTAGCATTAAATTACAAATCAAAAGGAGAGAAATCTTCTTTATTTGGTTATATAAATAAATATTTAGAAATAAATATACATAATCTTATTAGTGTTAATCAAATTGTTAAAATTGATAGAAACAAAATGTATAAAGAATATAAAAAGTCTGGTGAATCAAAAAAAATTAAAAAAGTTGAATATGAAGATACTTCACAAAGTAAAAATAATTACTGTAATGAAGAATATAACAAAGAAGAATTTTTAAAAATTTTAAATATTAATCTTTTAGAAAAAAACATTAGCAAAAGTGAATGTGCCAAGTTATTAAATTTTATAGAGAAAGAAAATACAACAATAACTTCTGGTATTAAAAAAATATTAAATAAAATGATATACTAATTATATAAACAAAACAAAAAAAAGGATAAACAATGAAAAAAATAGTTTTAATAATGTTATTAACATTAATATCAACAATAAGTTCAGCAAAGTTAATTAAAATAAATAATAATGTTATTTGTAGTTCAATACCACAAAAAGAACATATTAAAGATAAATTTCTTTCAAATCTTCCAAAAAACACTTTAATTAGTTGTGGATTATTTGTTTATAATGTTGATAAAAAATCTTGGTATTATAATGATTTAAATACAAAAGGACAATAATGAAAAATTTAAAAGAACTATTAAGTTCAGAAATTAAAAAAAAATTTAAATTAAAAAATAAAAAAATTAATGATACAGAAAAATATAAAATTTTTTCTGTGTTATTAAATGATACATTAAGAGAGGAAGATTTTAAAGAATATCTTAATTTAACTTTTTTAAAAGAATTAAGAAAGATTGAAAATTTAAAAGAATATAAATATTTTTCTTTAAATGTAAGAAGAATAAAAAAAGACGTTTTTAATTATAATGAAAGAGAAAATCAAGTATACAAAGCTAACATTTATAGAATAACATTAAAAATAACAAAGGACAAATAATGAAAGAAGAAGAAACAGATAAAGTAAGATTAATAAATGAAGAATATTATGAAATTTCAAAAAAAAGAATAATAAAAAAATAATTTTATGATATACTATAAACAGTGTATCTACTACACTTGCACTACAACCCCAATATATTATTGCATTTTTTAAGTTTGTCCTTTTTTTATGTGATAATATATTGTGCATTCTATCCTCAATAAATAAAAATCTAAAAAAATTATAAATTCTTTTAAAATTAAAACAAAAAATAAAAAAAAACATTATAATAACAATACATAAGTTGAAAAACTCATAAATCAACTTATAAAAAACAAAATAAAAAGGACACACAATGACAAACTTAAATAGAATAATTTTGGAAAATGATTTTAATATT